GGATTCCAAAATTCTGAAGCATTGCCGGTAGTATCTACTGCTCTTAACCAATACCACTTATCATTCTCTGTAGCGTGATTAAAGAAATTAAGCCTTGTAGATAAAGAAACTGCAAGAGCATTATCTCTATCGTTAGATGGAGAAGCAATTATTTCATAATATGATAAATCTGCATCAGCAACAGGTAGCCAAAATAAATTAACAATACCGGCTTCAATGCTTCCTATTTCAAGACCTACAACATCGGCAGGTAATAACGATTTTCCTAAAGCAGTTATTGTATCATCTACAACTGCGGATCTTCTACTTATGCTATTTATTGATGTGATTGATATATAATAAAGCTTATTATCCTCTAAAGGAGAAAGATATACTAAGTTTGATTCTCCGCCATCAACTATAATGCTAATAACAATTTCATAAGAATCATTAACGTCATAAACAATCAACTCATAACCTGTAACAAAAACATCTAGTGCAGGTGTCCATACAGCTTTTACCCTAGTGATAATAGTTCCGTCACTATTTAAAAACATTGTGTCATTACCAGTGGTAAGAACAAAATCAGTTGGTGGTTGTACTATAAAAGGTTTTATCAATCCTAAGCTATTTGGTGGAGTTTTTGTTTCTACTAAAACTTCCCAATCAAAAACGCTTGGTTCATATTCAGCAAGTTCAAAATCAATTGTTCCATTATTTTGAATTGTTAATTTTGTAACCCTAAATTCTTTTCCATCCCATCCTTGAAGCGATTTTGTTAGTAATACTATATCACCAGCTTCAACGGTTAAAGCATTTATGTTTCCTACACTACATTTCACTGCCACTTGTTGTCTAGATTGTTTTAATAAAGTTTTTGCTCTATTTGTTGCTCTATATTTATTATCTTCAAGAACATTGGTATATGATTTCTTTAAAACTCTTCCGTTGTCTATTGCTACAAGCTCAACCGAATCAATTATTACTTGTTGTTTTTGACCACCTGCATCGACGTCAATAAAATCATAAGCAACATTATTTGCAAGCTCTTTTATTCCTTCTTCTAAAACCTCAAAATTACCAGTAATATTATCGTCACTTATTACAAACGTTCCTGTTCCTGTATCAGTTTCTTTTTCAATAACAAGTTTATATTTACCGTTAACATATGGTAATGCACCCCTCATGCAAAACAATATCTTTTCAACGTTATTCTTTATTGTGTCACTAGTTTTTACTGTTCCTGATAATCCAAACAATTTTATGGTTGTTGCTGTGCCTAACAGAGCTTCATCGTGATCAGTTTTTAAAGTTTCACCATATACGTAACCTTCCAGAAAATGCTCTAAATCACCAGTTGGAATAGATTTACCATATCTTGTATTTGTTAAATAATCATAAAGTATTTGTGCTGGATTTTCTGAATAAGTGTCGAATCCTGCTGTAATATCTTTAGTCAGTTTTCCTTTTATTTTGAATAGTGGCTCTGGTTCAGTACCTTCTCCCCAAACGTCTTTATCATAATGATATTTTACAACTATGTAACATATACCTCTAAGGCGATGTTCTGTAGTCCATGCAGGGATATTTGCCACTAAATATGGGTTCGCAACTTGTGAGTCCTCTCCATGCTCAAACATGGTGGATTTGTCAAAAGTCATTTTTGTTGAGTATCCAGCATCAAGGTCAGTATAGCTTTCATCGCCAAAAAACATATCGACAAATCCAAAACATTCACCTTCTGATAGCGCATAAACAACAGTTAAATATTGCTGTTTATTACCATCTATATGTTTAAATATAGGTATGCCTTTTACTGTCTGTTCTCCATAAACTAAATTTAATTTTGCTCTGTTTGAATATTCGTTAGATTCATTTTGTGCAACAGAAGCACCAGATTGTACTTCTTGCAAAACTCTATTGGCAGCGTTTTCTCCAAGATGAAGCAAAATCATGTCATAATCAAGACCATAAGCATCAATAATTGCCTCACCAACTAGTGCTTGATTATAACCAGAAACGCTAAGACCAGAGCGAGTAGAGCTATCACCCCACCAAGCTATTGTTGGAGATATGTTAGACCATTCTAAACCTAAATCTCCATCAAATATATCTTGTTGATTAGCGTCAGATATGAATCGACCAGAGCTTGACTCCCAATCTGTCCAATGGTTAGCTATACTCCATATTATTGTGCTAGTGTTCTTTGCAACGTTTTCTTTTGCTTTATACGAATTTAGAGTTCCTTTGAATATTTGTGTAGATTGACCAGTAGAAACCTCATGTAAGTATATTTTAACAGATACATTTTTGTAATTTTCAAGAAGTGTTATAGCGTGCATAGCTACACTAGCACCTGTCATTTCTAATGAAAGAGTAGACGGCTTAATCTTCATTGATTCAGTTATTTTAGGTATCTTTGTTATTATACCTGAGCTTTCATAATTTTGTAAATCAGCGGAATTTGTTATATCATAAGGTGCAATTGCATATCGCAATGGAATATCGAAATCCATATCAACCAAATAATAATAATTAACACTAGGTTGACCTAAAGCTGTTATTGCTTCTGGAGAGAAACCACGATTAGCCATTACGATATTGCCTCAATCATTTTAAAATCATATTTGCTTAATACTGGACTACTCGTTTTCCATTCAACCAATTTGTCTGATATAAAAACTTTAAATGGAACATTTGTATATGATATAACCAAACCATTTGTTATGTCCTCAATTAAATCTGGAAAGAAATTTATTGCACTTCCAGCGTTTGAATCTGATGACAACATATATACCTTAGAATGATTGGAAAATTTGATTATAGTTCCTGCTTTTATAACTCCAGAACCACCACTAGTAGTTACTGAACTATCACCACGTGTTCCTGCGCCACAATTAATTACACCTGATATAGTTCCTAACGGTGCATCATAAGATGCCAATACTACGTCAAAACTATCTTCTCCTTGACTTGCGCAAAATGCATAAAGTGGAGCTATTGTTTCTTTTTGCATTACATCATATTTTAATTCAATCTCCCACAAGTGACCTTCAGATTTTCTCGCCTGTCTCCTTCCACTTGAACTTATAGAGTTAAAAATAGGCTGTCTACTTTCTAAAGTTATTTCTTTAGGTATTGGTGAAATCGGTAGTGTCCCAGACATTATAGCATACCTCTGCCTTCTTCGTTCATTTTATCCATTAGACTATTCCATATCTGACTTGTGACGTCATCCCTTCCAACTCTATCAACAAAAGACTCAGCATCTATAGCACTAATATTTACAACTAATTGATTAGAGCCACCGTCACCAAACTCTCCGCCAGTTGTTGCATTCGTTATATTGTTTCTTACCTTTTGAGAAGTGCCGGGGTCTAATACCATTTCATCCCTTCTCAATAACATAGTTCCTTCTTCAGCTCTATCCAAACCACTATGAGCTTTTGGCGCAAATACAGCATTTGCTACCGCAGCTATATGAACCAATTGAACAGCACCAGCCGCTGCCGCAGCACCAAATGTTGCCGCATTAACTGCCGCAGCCGCAGAAGCCCAAGCTGATGCAGTTGCCGCAGCAGAAGCCACACTAGAAGCAGTAACAGCTTTTTCAGTTTGCGCTGCTGTTATAGCCATTATGGTTCTTTGCACCATAATTTGAACTAAGCCAGATATGATTGACTTTGCTACTTGTTTCATCAATTGCTCCATAGCCCTACCGAAGTTCTGTTGGTCTACCATTGCAGTAGCAAAAGCGTCACCAATTCCAGATGCTATCATATCTCCAACATTATCCCATACGTCAATAAGCTGTTCTGCCATTTCTAGTTGTAATATAGTTGCTTCGTCAAATTCTTCCATAAAATCAGTTGTTAAAGCTTCTTCTCGCTTTATTAACTCTTGGTCTAGCATGTCTAACTTGACCTTATTAGCCGCAGCAAATGCTTCAGCTTCTTCCTTAGTTGCTCCTTTTACGCTAATCATGTTATCTTTTAAATCAAGATACTTATCGGATATTTCTTCAACCAAAGCAAGCTTATCCATTTCTAATTTTGAGCTTCCTATAGTAAACTCATTAGCTGATACTCGTGGTGCAAATTTACTTTTAGGTTTTTTTCTCTCTTTATCTAATTCAATATCCAACAATGAATTTGCAGAAGCGTGACCTGCATTTGTTATCTCTTTTCCTAAATCCCTCATTGCGTCAGCTATGTCTTTAACTCTCTGAGCATCAAGAGCATCTATAAATCTTTCAGCCTCATCAGCAGAAATGCCTATATCATCATTTTCTGGAATGCTATCATTAAGAGCAATTAATCTAGCTTGCGCTGCTGACCTTATTTCTAATATGTCATCCGCTGATTTGTTTTCTATGCTTGCTATTTTACTGTTCTGTAATATTTCTGTTTCTATTTCTTTAACATTGAAATCAGTTTTAAGTTTTAGCGCTCTTAAAGCACCATCCATTTTTGTCTTTTCTCTTTTCGCTATTGCTTCTTTTTCATTTTTATTTATATCATCATGCAACTCATTAAATTGTGTAGTAGGGACATTTGTTCCATCAGGACCGAAACCTATTTGGCTTGCATTCAACTCTTTTCTTTTCAGGTCTGCGTCATTTCTAATTTTTGATATAGTCTTTCCACTCTTAATACTCTCGATTAACTTAAGAGTTTTAAGAAGCTCTTTATTTGCACGAGTTTCTAATTCAACCTGTTTTACATCAGCATCTATTTTATCTTTCTTTAAACTTTTATCATCAGTTCCAAGCATAACTCTAATATCTTCCGCTGCAATTTTGCCTTTTGCTACAGCCAAACCTAACAGTCTTTGCTCTTTTTTTATTCTTTTATCTAATATTCCTACTAAAGTACCTTCTGCCGTTAAGGCATCTTTTTTCAATCCTTCAATTAATTTTCTTCTGCTTATTTCTTCTTCTTGACCTTCCCTAAGATTATCAATAGCGTCACTCATTTCTTCTGTGTTTTCATCTAATTTAACGTTATCAACATGTCTTGAAAATTCATTAAATGCTTCAGAAAGCTCATTTAAAATAGTCTTTACTATATTTGTATTGCCGACTTTAGAAAGAAAATTATCCCATGAAGAAGATATTCTATCAATAGACGCACCAACTGTATTTGTTGTATCAGGAAATTCTGCTACTATAGATTTTAATTTTTCAAAACCTTGTATTAACACTTTGTTTGTAAGCAAACCTTGTGAAGAAAGTTCTTTTAGTGATAGTGTGCTGTCTTTGAATAAATCACGTAATGCAACTGTGAATAGAGGTAGATTCTCTGTAACAGAGCGATACTCATCACCCATCAATCTGCCAGCAGACATGGCTTGAGTAATCTGAATTAAGGCGCCTGACATCTCTTGTGTGCTTGTACCTGTTGCCCTAGCGCTTTTGATGATAGTAGACGTCCACTCATTTAAAGTTTCTATGTCATATACTTTATTTGTTACAATGGCAAATCTAGTAACAATTTTGTTAGCAGATTCCATTGCGATACCAACTTCCTGAGTCATATCAAAAAGCTTTTTGTATGCACCTGCATCGCCAGTCAAGTATTCTAATTTTTGTGTCAGTAAACCTATCTTTTCTGCGGTTTCTTCAACATCTTTTATGAATGTGCCAATTCTTGCAGCGGCATATAAACCAAGTAAAACCCTAGAGAATATACTAACCAATCTAGCGGCTTTAGCAAGTTGATGTTGTGCGCTTGTTAATCTTACTATATGAGCATGTTGAGCTTTTATAGCCGCTGTTTCTTTTCTTAATAAACTTGTATGTTTTCTTGAATCTATTAGACCTTTTCTTTTTAATAGATTAAGTTCTTTTGTTACCTGTATTACCTTTTTCTTAATATCATATTCTTTAATATATTTAGATTTAAGCTCAGATAATCTTTGACCTTGCGCTTTTTGAAGATCATTATTTTTTCTTAACTCAATCTGTTTTTCTTTATATGCCAGAGTAGTCTTTTTTACCGCTAAAGCTTCTCTATCATATATGGCATTAGCCGCACTTTGAGTTTTATGTCCAGCGGCTACAACTATTCTTAACTCTTTTCTTATAAGTAGCAGTTTAGTTTCATTTCTTGCTGACTCATCATATTTTTGATTAAGTCTATCAGCAGTTATTACAGCTTTTTTTTCTTCGTCACTAAGTTTGCCTAAAGCTTTTCTTTGTGCCGTTATTGATTTTATTAGTTTTTCTGTTTGGACATCTGCTGATTTAAGTGATAGCGCATATCGCCTAAATATATTCCCGGATCTTTGAGAGGTTGCTTTTGTTTCTTCCTGAAACTGCTTAAGTGTCCTACTAGCTTCTGAAACTTTCGCAGAAAATGCCTTTACCTGCTGTGTAGCAGTTCCAGCATCTAAATTAATTTTTGCGCCAAATTCAACCATAACTATTTTCCATGAGAATTTTTAATTTTTTCTATTCTTCTTTTGCTGTATAAATTATTAATTTCATATATAACACTAGCGAACTCAAAAAATGAACCTATTAAACCAAACTTCTCCTCATATATTTTAAGTTCAGATAATGGTAAAGATCCGTTTTCATCTACAGAATGACTAAGCATTGAGTAGGCGTTCATATACCAACTAAATGAAAAATCCATTTTAGGGATATGGCTAAGAGGTGTATCTTCGCCCCTCTTAGCCAAATCCTCAAACATGCTTACGTGCTCTCCATATTCAAGATTCCATTCTAGTAAGCCAATTATTTTCCCACTAAACCCTTCTGTTCTGTTACTAGGTAGTTGTTAATATCTCTACTAAACTTGACAACTGCATCATATCCGTCTTTATCATCTGTTAGAAATTCAATTGCATTTGATTTGTCATAATCCCATTCTTTACCTTCACAATCTACAAACTCACTCCATCCGACAAGGATAGTATCAGCACAACATTCAATCAAAATTTTTGCTGATGTTTCTACATCAAGCGTTTCTTTTTCAATTTCCTCATCATAAGGTTTAGATAATACTCTAAATCTTTTTTGATATTCAGTATTATTTGCACGAGCTACTAATAGTGGTATTCCACGATAAGAGAACTCTGCACCTTCTGTTTCAGTATTGCCATTAATCGGTGTAATCTTCATTTTAATTTCCTGTGTAAAATTTGTCCTGTGAAATTAATAATAAGAGGCAAGGATTCCCACACAGGAATAAGAACCCTCGCCAATCCCTAGCCTAAGCCAAAGTCTGAGATTAAGCTGCGTCTGTGCGACTAATCTTAACCATATAATCCAAAGTATCGTGTCTTAGTGCTTTGAATGAACTTTACCTGAGATAGGAGTATCTAAAGTTTCAAACTTACACTTAGGCATATCAATACCAATAACATTACCATCGCTATCTTCAACAATTATAGTAACGCCAAATGAATCTGCCGCTAAGAACTTGTTGTATAGGTCAAGATTTGCAAAGTAAACTTCAACATTGCCAGTAATCATTACACTGTATGGCGCTAAATCACAAGCACCAAGAACACCAATACCTTTAGCACCAGCGATCTGATTATCAATTGTCAAATCCATACTAGAGAAGTTACAAGCACCAAGAGTTACACCCTCAATTCTGAGTGCTCCGACACTTGTAACAGAGTTCATGATAGAGTAAGCAGGAATAACCGTATCAGCTATTTCATCACCTGCTGTATCACTTGCTGTTTCAGTAAGACCAACAATACCAATACTACCATTAAGAATAGAACCAGTAGCAAAGTTAAAGCTCATTGTGTTGATTGCACAACCACGGTAATACCAGAAGTAATCAGCTCCATTGTTATCAGCAACTTTACGAATTGTATATGTGTTGCCTTCTAATGCAAGATTACCGTTCTGAAGTGTATCTGTCATATCAACTGCTACGTCTGATATATCAACAGAAACTCCAGTATCAGGATATACGGTTGCTGAACCAGA